TTATTTACTGTAAAAAATGTTTTAGCATTTGCTGCTAATGTTGAAGATACAGAAGTAATTACACCATTAAAAGTATTTAAAGTTACAGCTGTTGTAATTGAAGTTAATTGAGTTACAGTACCTGTATTATACAAAGATTGTAAAGGAGCTGCATTAACAGCAAGAGAAAGATATCCATCATCTCTAGAAGGATCTTTTGCACCTACTGCAAGTAAATTAGTAGTATCTGTAGGAAGAGTTTCCCTGTAGTTTCCGGCTTTAATCCAAGAAATAAAATTTAAAATGTCCATGATTGTTTTTTTATAAGTTTATATGTATAATATACTAAAAATTATTCAGATAACAAAATAATTAAATAAAAAAGCCCTAAAATTAATCAGGGCTTTTTATCAACTTAGAAACAAACTAACCAAAGAAACTTCTAAGTCAAATCCATAGTCCTATAAGGAAGGACATTATAATTATTATAAATATACAGTAGTTTGCAATTGTATTTCCTAAACTATCAAATTCAAAGTTTTTACTCATCTTATTAAATACTGGTTTTGACATAGCATTAGCTATTAACCATAGTAATAATATTACTGCACAAAAGATTATAATAGCAATTGTTTTCATAGTGTATCTATTCTTCTTTGTAAATATACTAAAGCTTTTTCTAAATCTTCTTTTTTGTTAAAACTTTTTTTACCAGCTCGTGCTAAGTATTTTAGAACATTACCTAAATAAAAATCTTTATCTAGTTTCCATGCCTCTAATACTGTAAAGACTTCATAAGCTGAGTCTTTTCCACCATAGTATTCTGGACGGGGATTAAAAGGAGGAATATCTTTTCTAAAGTCATACACCTCTTCTGCAAGAGTATTATATTTTAAATCTTTTACATTATAGGGAGTATAAGTTTTTATTCTCTCTTTAACATCTTCTGGAGATAGTTCTTTACCTTTCATAGTATTAGATGAGAAGTAATCATCATGTGAGATATTTACCATATGATTGCTATATCCATTTCATTCAACATTAACTTGACACTCCCTTCAATGTCAACTTTTTCTGCATGTTCTAATTGACTAACTGCAATATACACTACATCTCCTGGAACAACATCTTCTACTTTATCTCCTACAGCATAAATAGTAAGTCTATTCCATTGCTTCATTGCTTCATACATTAATGCATCATTATCTTTTTCAGATAACTTAATTACTGATTCTTTCTTTACAGGCACTTCTATTAAGATTCTTCTTCCTCTTAATGTTTTAAATTGGCTCATACTTTTATTTTAGGGTTATTACTTTGTTTATAGACATCTGAGCATTAACTATTTCTCCTAAAGCATGCTCAAATAAAATACTTCTAACTGGATTTCCCCCAGCTAAAACATATTCTTCTCTTAATAAATTGGCTGCTTCTGCCATGAGTTTTTTAACTTTAAAATCTGAAGTATCTTCTGATAAATCAAAATCTATTTCCATTAAAGTTTCTCCAAAAGATACTATTTTGGTTTCTTTAAATGCTACTTGTTCTTCATTATTTTTATGAGAGCCATCACAAAATCCATCAGGGTTTTGAGTTTTTCCACATCTACATTTAGGTTCATCTGACATAATATATTTGTTTAATTTTTTACAAATATATAATTATTTTCCTTGACCTCTATATAATTTTTTATATTTTTTTGAAGATTTTAATTGAGAACTTCCACTTTTAGCATGTATCCCTGGTCTAGAAACACTCTTTTTTATTTTTGTGGTTAAACCACTGTCTTTAATTTTTGCCATGATTATACTTTTTTAACTTTATTACCCATACCTACTCTAGACTTTTCCGCTTTCTTAGCAGCTAACTTAGAAGGACTAATTTCACTTTTTGTTTTAGGTGTTGCTTTAGACACTCTCTTAGTAGGTCTACAGTATTCATTAGAACCACCAGCACCACAAGCTTTTCCTGATTTAGTATCTTTCCATTTTTCTGATTCCCATCTTTTAAGATCTGATCCAGCTTTAGTTTTTCTAACACTGCCAGAACCTTTCCTACATTTTGCAATAGCTTGAGAAGCTCTTGCTGAAGGAAACACAGCATACTGTGCTTTTACTTTAGAATAACATGCATCTTTTGGCATTACTTTTTCTTTTTAATTAGTCCACCTTTTTTATAATTTGTGTAAGTTGTATCTGATTTAACCTTTCTACCTCCTGTAAATAACTTTCTAGTTTCTTTTTCTGATTTCCAATTTCCATCTTTATCTCTTTTTACAACTTGTTTTTCTACATATCTAGTTCTAGGTTCTGCTTTAGTTTTATCTGTAATATCTTTTTCTTTACTAACAGATCTTCCTGTAATTCTATTATAAGAAGAAGTTTGTATGTTTTTTCCAGAATCTGTTTTTATAACGTCTCTAGTTCTTTTAATAATTTTTTTAGGTATGTTCATAGTTTTATTTTTAGTTTTATTTTCTAGTAAAGAACCCTTTTTTAGGTGCTTCTATTTTAGTACTCTTTAGTTTTTCAATTATCTTATTTGCTTCATCTTCGGCATAAGTTATTACCTCTTCTTCTTTGTCTTTTATATTCCAGTTGTTTAGTAAGATACTCATGTGCATAGTTTCATGCATAACAGCTGTGGCTTTTTCTGTAACATTATACTTTTTAAAAGTACCCATGTTTAAAAACAAGAATGGTTTGTATGGATCTTTAGCAGTTAACTTTTTATCTGCCGGATCATAATTAGTTAATCCATATATGTAAACTCCATTACCAACAGTCATATCTACTTCTTCAGCCTGGGCATCTGCTCTATTTAGCCCGTGCATCTCTTCTACTTTATAGTAGTCAAAGACTTCAGTAGCATCATTACCTATAAGTAAGATATACTTACCCATGTCAACTTTCTTCATATTATAATATACTAAATATTATTTACTTATACAAATCTAAGGATATAACCTGATGACGAGGGACCTTAAGTAAGGCTATAACCTGAGTTATTCATTATCATAGAACATTCTTTCTGAGTCTTCTGTCTGCCATTTCTCATGTCCTTCACAATTATACCATTCATTACATACTAAGTAATCTGGTTTCTCTGGGAAAGCTTTAGTTACAAACGAAGGCTCAGACCATTTAATTCTGTTGTTAGGTTGTAAAGCTATCTGACCATTCTCAAGTAAAATAATATGATGAGACTTATGTTCTTTTGGATCTTCTGCTAATGTAAGATCTGTGTTAAGATCATTTGACCCCCAGTTGATAGTTCCATGATAATTACCTTTGTAAAATTTATGATCTTTCATATATACTTCTACAGGAGTATCATAGAGGTAAGATAAACTCATAACAGTAAAGTTATAAGAGAAGCAATTCCATAACTGTAAAAAATGAAATGGTAGATCTGGATCTGGTGTCTCTGGTTCAGTCAGTAAAGCATGACTTGGTAATTTATCTCTAAGTGCACCATTGTCTAGTAACACTTGGAATAATGCTGCTTGCCCCGGCATACATCTTATGGATACTATTATTCCTGGAGTAAACTCTCCTTGACCTTTAGTATGTTGGTACATGTATTCATCTCTTACAAATACCTTGAGAGGAAAGAAGTTATGTTCTATGTGTGCCATAATAAATAGTTTAGATTACAAAGCTACAAATATATGTTACATTATAGTGGAAAATTTTCATCACTAAAACGGTTATATTCCGGTTATGGTGGAAAATTCTTACAAGACCACCTATATATAAAACTAAAGGTAAGTGCTTTTACCCGGAGGTATATTCAACCAAAGCTGTACCCCCCAGAATGTCAAGTTTCTTGCACCAAAAACTAGACAAAGTTATATGGTTTTTTAGTATGTGATAGTAGGAGGTGGGTAAAATGGTTTTTTAGTATATGAGATCATGTAGTTGGTCTTACTACAGCAGCCCCCACCCCACGCCAGCCAGGGGTGTACCCCCCATATATATAATACAACTCTTTACTAATCATTAATTATTTTATAAAATATATTCTACTAGAAATAAATATGTATGTTATGTATAGATATGATGTGATGTGTATGATGTATGTATATATATAGTATATATAATAGAAGATGAATGCTAGGTGTTGTGCTGGGTCTGATGTATGATGACACACACAACAACAACAACAAGATATATTAATACAGCTTATTACTATTATTAATAAATATAAAACTAAATGATTATGAAACAATCTATCTTACCTTACTTATTTGGTGTCACATTATTGGGCACATTCATGGGGTTATTAATGTCTATGGGATCTAGTATACTTCCATGTATAGGATTCTCTTGTCTATTTTGGGCAGGTATGTTAGCACCAATGTTAGGGGATTAATTTCCCCTACATTTAATACAGCTTTTAACTAATAATAAATATAAACTAAAACAAATGAAAAGAAAATTAAATTTAATTATTGCCGCATGGTTTGTAGCAATAGTAGGTGTTGCTATGATAGCTACATCTTGTGGATCTTCACATGTTGCCTGTGATGCTTATGGTGCAAACTCTATAAGTAATCCAGAGAATGCAGAATATGTAAATGAAGTTGCATTCAATGAAGGTATACCAGCTTCATCTGTAACACAACAAATGTTTGATGAAAGATATAAGTAGAGCTTAGGCTCTACTATATTTTATTAATACAGCTTTTGACTAATATTAAAATGTAACTAACTTAAACCTTATATTATGATTGCAAATGTAATAGCTGAGATT